GAAACAATGCGGGTGGCTGTTCTTTATCGAAGGGTAATTTGCTGGCCTCTAACCAGCAAGAGGCTTCCCCAGTTCTTTATCAACCTCGTTGATATGACCAAGCCAGGCGCTGAAGATATGGAAGCCCAGTTCAGTGACTATCTTCGGATGGTCTTGCACCCATAGCAGGAATAGCTCTTTATCAAATGGCAGCTCAACACTGGAACCGCCGGGTATGATAATAATTTCCTGCATTCCAGGCCAGCCGACGACAAAACGCTCGATGGCGGTTTGAGCCAGGCGACGCCACAGCAGGTTTTTAAGCGTAAACATTTCGGCGTAAAACAGCTTTACATCTTCGCTGGCTAATGGATTGCCGCCCATATCGTTCAGCCATTCCATGGCTTCCATTGGTGTGGGCCGGGTAATTGTGAATGATTTACTATCTACCTCGACATTGGTTTGCCTGGATTTTTTAAGCTTTTCCAGCAATGCACTCATGATTATGCGCTGTAGTAGCTAGGCGTACTAGTAGCCGAGATTGAACCGGATGATTTAATTGCCTCGCCAAAGGTTCCAGCAGGAAGTGCGGTGTACCCGACATAGCCGTTGAACACCATGATCTTGCCGCCGGTTCCAAAGGTGATTTTTACGGCCAGTTGCGTTTGTACATCCGACGCTACTTTCATAGCTGCTTGTCCGGCATCACTCACGTCCCATAAATGTTTGATGTCTATTGATACTGGCGAGGCCAGGCCGGGGATTTCTCTTTTGACGTTGGAGTGGATCACGGAAGTATCAATTTTGGTAAAATCGCCGCCAGACATGGTAATTTCGGCAACCGTTGATAATGAGGTGCCAAAGGTAATTTTTTTGGCAGTACCGCTGGAAAAGGTATCAAATAGCGTCGTATCGATGCCGGTTCCACCGCTGACATCTTCGAGTTGGAATGATACTGTGGTCGAGACATTGCATACCCGATAAACCTTGCCATCCAGCTGCTGCATACCTTGCACGGATAGCACTACGTAATCGCCATTGGCGAAATCGTGAGTACAACTTACAACACCCGGAGCTGCCTTAGAAATAGCAGTAATAGTTTTGACAACACCCAGCGCTGATTGCAGGGCGATGGCTACATTTGCCATCTTCGTAACTGTACCCATTTTGTAATCCTCTTTGTTAAATTATTTTGAAATCATGATTTTTTATTAAGCATGAAAGAACTCACCATGCTGTTGTTTTGCAAAACAGACATAAGCGGTATATGCGTCTATTTTGTTATCAAATAATCCTAAATGCTTAGGTTTACCTTCGGCATAACATCTGGCCACCCATTTGCGATGCTGTTTACACCAACAAACGCCTTTATATCCTGATGTGTTATTAGATTGTAATCCTTTATTTATCTTATTTTCAGAGCTGTTGGCCTGTCTTAAATTAGCTATACGATTGTCAATTTTAATCATATTTATATGATCTATCTCATCTATGGGATTAATTCCATAAACATAAAACCACGCCAATCTATGTGAATAATTTATAATATTGTGAATTCTTATTACAAAATATCCACGCTTGCTAATACCACCAGCTATATCACCGACTTTCACCCTATTAGATTGTGAAATAAGCCATGTGAATATCCCTGTCACAGGATCATAATGCAGAAGCTCTTTCAGTTCTGATTGAGTAATCATGTGATCCTTCAAACATAAAAAAACCCGCTTTCGCGGACCGGGATTATGAATAAGACAACCATTAAACGGTTGCAGAGAATTCTATGGTGTTATAACTGATTTGATAGGTTAGCGTACAAACATGGATCTCGGGCTCGTCTTCAGAGACTTTGAAATCAGTGGCTATCAACTGAATATCATCAGCGCCGGTTGGTTTTGTCATGATCGATTCAATCAATACCGCTGCATCGTCCATATCGATCTCCGCTTTTTCATCGGCTACCGTGCCGCGTATCCAGGCGTTGATCGATATTGTTATGACGCGGTCTTGCGGCCTGGGTTGGCTGTGAATCGTCATGGTTTCGACGCTTTCGGCATCGGCATAGAGCGTGATGCACGGGAACGAATTGCGCGTGGGGCCTATGCGCTGTATCCAGACGCCGGCAAAACCTGACAGGGTTTTTAATTGTGTTTGCAGGGCTTCGAGCAGGGCTCTACGTCTATGCACCTAGAAAATCTCCCGGCAATCGACATACGGCGCCAACAGCTCTTTGGCGGCATTGGGAATAGTGAGCGGACGCAGAACGCCTTCGATACTGCTTTGGAAAACTTCCCACTGGCCGACAATAAAGCGGATGGCGTCTTTGATCGATTCCGGCACGGCGGCGGCATTGCCGTATCCGATGACATATTCAACCTGGACAGAATTGAGCTGAGCCCGGACTGTGGGCCAGCTTTCATTGTAGGCGGGTACAATGCAGCCGGTCACCAGGTCAACCAGATATTTGGATGGGTCAAGCGTTTGCTGTGCGCCGTTTTCATCCAGGTATTTGACTGAAGTGATTGAAACCAGAGGCACCTTTAACCTGATCCGGTGACAGGTTGCCGGGTTATAGGCGAAATCCACGGCATAGCCAGTCCAGGTTTGCGTGATAAAGCCGAGGCGGGTGAAATATTCGCTCTGTTGTCTGGCGCTGATAATGCGCCCGGTGATGATGTTGTCACGGGTGGTATCGGCGGCCTGGGTGATGCCAAGATGCGAGCGCATTTCTGCCAGCATTACCGGTTCTGCTGTGGGCGGTGTTTTTAATAGATGATTCATTGTTTTTTAGCCTTGCAGAACTGATTCAACTGGCAATATTGCAGCCAAGGCATATTTTTCAGCGCCACTGACAACATCGGCTCTTATGTAATAGGATGCACCGGCAACGCCGTTTTTTATTAATTGAATGATGCTGGTACCGGAAATTTGTGGAACCCCTTCAATCATTGCCGAAACATTTGCATCAATGCCGGTTTTAACCGTAATCGAAACGCTGTTAATACTGGTAATGGTATTCAGCATGGCGGTAAAATCGAAGATGATAGGGATAATCTCGGCCACATGCCCCTAAATACGGTAAGTGCCGAATTCCAGATACCAATCCAGGCGACGGTTGTCGCAGCTGGAACCGGGAAATCTATATTGCCTGAACTGGCTTTGCTACGCGCTGCTGCCGCGCTCCAGGTGATGGTTTGTTTAGCATAACTGCCACCGGCCACCTCGTTGACTCCCGTCGCTGAATAGGCGGTATGCAGAGACATTTTGTCACTGGCGGCGAATGCAGTATCGAGTAAAGTATTAGTGAACGAATCTGTAATCATTAGAATTCCTATATTTTTCTCGTTTTTTTAGTGAATAATTTAAATCTACTCGAAGCGCAATTCCCTTATTTTCACCTGAAGATTAATTATTTGCGATTCCAGACGATTGAGCTGATTTTGCAGCACAGACATCTCGGTGCTCAATTTTTTGATCAACTTTTTTTCAGCATGAATGCAACTGACAATATCCTTTATATTCACCGTTATTATTGCAATTTCATCCATATCATTTGACATCGATAATCTTTATATCTTCAAGGGATATTAATAGCCGCACATATCTACATATTCTGAAAATGTGGGGCAGATAATATTGCCTGCCTTCATATCGGCGGCAAGATTATCTATAAGCAAGCGGAAATCGGCACGTCTTGATTGGTCTGACGTTGGTGTCGTGTTGCTGTCAGGTACTATTTCATGAAGATAAAATGTAAAAGAAGACCATTGCGCTTTTGCCTTGTCTTTGACGGCAATGAGGGTTGCCGATGCCCCGTTGGCTATGCCGTCGCCGTCGCCAGATATGGTAAACGGATGCGGTGCTAAAAATGGCTGATCCAAATTGGTTGTGGTGATCCGGTTTGCCCTGAAGCCCAAATCTTTCAGGACTCTTTCAAGTAAAAGATTAGTATCGCCACCAGGTGCAACGTATAAATCCAATCCACGGGTAAAACCGTTATCTATCAAATATTGTTTTGTTGGTGCTATGTCAGCATACAATTCAAAGTAACCCAGGGTAACACCAACTTTTATAGTACCCGCGACTGCTTGTGTTGACACAATACTGGTGACACTCATCCATGCCAAATTCCCAACAAGATATGTCGCTGCATTTCTGCCAGTTACAATTTCCTGTTGAGATTCTCCATGCTCTCCGGTTCCGGTAATGGTAAACAGTTTATTATTATCGTTGCCAGAGCTTACGAACATCAAACACCGTGGCTCCGTGAAAGTTGTTCCGGCAAGTGTTCCATTTAGAACCAAACTGTTTCCAGCTGTTACAGCCTGAGATAATGCAAGCTGATCGACTGACCCTGCGGCTGCGGGTGCGGCTCCATAACCGCGACTTGCGAACCTGTGCGTTAAGGTATGGTTAGTTATATCCCAGCCAGCGTCGTACATTTCTTTTAGATGCTCAAGCGTCATGAAAGTCGAATTTTTACTTATATTTCCGGTAGTAACAGCGACAGTCCCTTTCATGCCCATTTTGGACATGTAGCTAAATATTTCTGTAAAGTGGGTTAAAAATGTGCCATCAAACACAAGCGGTATTGCGGTAATAACGACAGGGTTAATGATTACATCGTGTATGACAATTTCTGCACCGGCGCACAAAGTCAGCGTGAGCTTGATTCTATCTATTATCGTCCCAATAACTACGCCAGTACCGACCTGTGTGCCACTTAAATTAGTGCCGGTGCTTGTTTGCAGTACCACCCCGCCGCCGATTGGGACTGATATTGTATTCATTGACGGGCCATTAAACGCTAACGAGCTGGCAAAATCAGAAGCTTGCGTCGTGACTGTCGTTTTAAAAAATGTTGCTGCGGACGGATTATTTACAGAAAAAACCACGTTTACTGTGGTGTTTGCATCAAGCAGGAAAGGTGTGCAGTTAAAAATGATTGATGTATTAATAGTTACGCCTGATGTTTGAACTATTTTGACGCCACCGCCTTCGACTGATGATATGACAGCGTTAGCTCCAGGCACGCTGGATGTTAAGGATGCAATGCCCAGCGAAAAGTCCTGAATATTAATGCCGTTGGTTTTTTTTATGGTTTTTGCGCCTACATTTATTTTTCCGGAAACATTTTTGTAACCGATAGTTTGATCATCAAATGCAACTATCGGTGCTGGAAACGGATTGTGCCTGTTATACATAATCGCATCAGAATTGGGGGATTTTATATTTCTCCCCTCCAAAATGGCTCTGTCGATTGCTGCTGTTGTGCTGTCTACGATTTTGCCATTAGCCAAACTTGTAGCCAGAGTACTGTCAATTGATACCAGGTCCCCTGACTTATACGGAACCCCTGATAATGTGTAATCCATTAATAAGCGAACTGTCGTGGACATGAGAATTCCTGTAGTTAGTTAGCGGTTTTATTTGGCGGATTGAATGGTGTCGATAATGTCAGCATTTTCAGTAAGCGCATAGGCTATCCCTTCAGCATTATTATCTGCGACGCCGTCTGCGACTAAAGCGGCGGCTGTTTCACTATTCAGGCGGGCCACATGGCCTGATTTTATTTTGATACCATTGATTTCGATGTTCGAAAGAATACGGACGTTGACCGGCCTGGCTGTAATATCGGCCGCCTCTTTGGTATTACTTTGTGCCATGATAATTCCTTATGTGGTTAAAAAGGCGGACATAGCGTCCGCCAACGCCGGTATTAGGTTGCTGAATGCTGATACAGTTTTACTGCATTCAAATCCAGCAGGTTGCCGCCGGTACGGGCCCAGGCAAGGAAGCCAATTTGCCCTTTGCTGAGATAGGCTGAATCATCAAAACGGAACAGCGATACGTCCATGGCATCACGGATCAAGTATTTGCTGATGTCGCCGAATGCCAATGATTTGGCGTTAGCGGCTGGCACGGCAAAATCATTGTTGATGGAGACATCATAGCCGAGTAATTGATCAGCCATGCCGCCGGCAATACCCATGTCATAACTAGGTGTCCAGATCGGACGGCCTGAAGTATCCTTGATTTTGCGAATGACCTTGCGCAGGGTTTGGCTGAACATGAATTTCGGTTTTGCGCCGTTTTCCAGGTAGGCCACGTCCATGCTGTCGACCAGATCGACCAGATCATCATAGATGATGGTGAGTGTCTGGCCAGTGGCTCCAACTTTACCGACTGATGCTGCCGTGACCAGGCCATTGGGTTGTGCTGTTCCAGTGCCGGTGGTATAACCGGTATTGGCGAGACGGCCTATACGCTGCGCCATGCGTTTGAAGATTAGCGCCTGAATATCGATGACTGAATCCTGCAATAGCTCGATCGGCACGGCGATTACTTTGGAACCGGCTTTAAATACGTTGACGGCGCGGGTTCCGAAAGTGACGTCTGCTGCTGCGGCGCTGGCATTTTGCGCCACCCATTCACCAACTTCCGAGGTGCCATCGGTAGTCGGGAATGACATATCATTGCCGCCGGTAGTCGTTTGCTGAGATGCTTCACGACGCATGGAGCCGTATTCTTTTATCGCTTCGATCAACGTTGCGGCGATTTCAACCGGCACAGTGTAGCCACCCTCTGAACCAGTCGTGGTTGACATGGTGTTGCGGATCAGGATGATGTCGTCGTTGGACATCTCCTTGAATTGCTTGCGCATGAATAAATCCATGGCTTTGCTGGCGTTGGATATCGGCTTACCGTCTTTTTTGAAATTGTCGAGGTCTTTGAAATTTTCTTCCGTGTCCAGATCAAGCTTGCGCTGGTAGGCATCGATTTGCGTGCGGCAGAGATCGGCTTCATCCATGTTGGTATCAAATTTGGCTTGATCTTCTTTCGACCATATTTGATCGCCTTTGCTTTCTAAAATAACATTGGCCTGATTGACCAATTCGTTATGTTTTTCGCGGAGTTGTTGGAGTTTCATTGGTTTTCCTTTGGGGCAAAAAAATGCCGCTGGTTAGGCGGCTTTGGATTTGTGGGTGGCGGTGGGTTTGATTCGTGACTGCATCAAGCGCATACGGTTTTTGTTTTGCTGGAGCAGGGTTGAGGTTTGTTCGTCTTCGTCTTCCTGTTCCGGATCGGGTTCGGGATCGGGAAAGTTGTTATTTTCAACGATTTCTTTAGGTGGCGGTGCTTTTGCATAGGCTGATAAATCCCATTGTATTTTGTTTTTGACTGTCGATTCGGCGATTGCATCGACAAATCCGGCATCGACTGCTTCCTGGCCGAAGAAATACGTCTCGGCCTCCATAAATTCAATAATTTGTGCCTGATCCTTGCCGGTTTTGGCCATGTAATCGGCGGCAATTGATTGATCAGTGCGGGCTAATAAGGCCGACATTTCGGCAAAATCCTTGGATGACCCTATACTGACTGCCCAGGCCGAATGAATCATAAAAATTGATCCATGACTGATAACTGCTTTTTCGGCGGCAATTACCAAAAAAGTAGCTGCACTGGCCGCCATGCCATCAATATGCGCGATAATGTTTGATGGATGTTCCCGAATTGCTTGCGCCATTGCCCTGGCGGCAAAAACATCACCGCCAGGACTTGATATTCTGATATGTATTGTTTTTGCTGTAATTGAATTAAGTTCTTTTACAAAATCGATTGCTGAAATACCGCCAAAAAAGGAATCACTGGTTATAAAATCATAAAGATAAATAGTGGCTTCATCAGTAGCTTTATTTTCAATGGTAAAACTGCCTTTGCCTTTATTTAAGGCAAATAAATTATTTAATTGGTTGCGGTTCATTGGAGACCTTTTATTAACTATTGTTTTCTTCACGGATTGGCGGTGTCTGTTTGTGCAGGTTCGGCAGGGGTAATTATGTCCGATGCCTTTCTTAATACATCGCCACCTTCCACAGGTGGTAAATTTTCTAATCGTCGGACTTCATTAACAGTAGTCCAAGCATCTTCACCAGCACTACCTAAACTTATTCTATAGCTATCGGTTCGTGTGCGAATATCGCCACGCTCCAGCCCTGCCGTGTTGAATTCGACAAAGAATTTTTTGCTTAAAGGCCAAATCTTGCGATTCAGTTCCTGTTCGATCTTTGTAATGTGTCTGGAGAGAGTATATCGGACAAAGCCAATACTCATCGATTCCACGCCGGTACCCCAACTTGTATTGTTCTGAGTATGCCCTACCATGTGCGGTGGCGTACCGAATATTCGGCAAATGTCTTCAACCTGGAATTGCCGTGTGGTCAACAGCTGCGAATCCTCAGCATTGAGCGTGAGTTCATGAACTTTTGCACCATTGGTAAGAAGTGCGGGGGTATGCGCACGGCCTATGCCCTGATAGCGCTCCATCCAGGACTTGCGCATCATTTCTTGCTGTTCAGCGGTCGGGCTTCCAGCCAGTTCAATGGCAAAATCAGGCCGCGCTCCGTTTTCAAAGAAAGCGGCGCTATATTGATCGGCGGCCAAGGCAATTCCGGCGGCATTGCGCAGGACATAGCGAATCTGGCTCATGCCGCGTAGACCGTTAAAGCCAGGCCCGGCAATATGAATCATGTCGGCGGCTGAATAGGTTTCTGTCTCTCCGATTTTATTTTGCAATTGCAGGATATCGGGCTGTACGACATATTCCAGACCATCAGCGCCTCGCCTGACTGTTACCCGAGATGAACGTATCCATTCAATTGCTATGATGTTTGGGGCATATTTGTTTTTCCTGATAATCCGTGCAAAAGCATCGCCATGCAGCAGCAGTGAGGCAAGCATCGATTCCCAAAATGTCGCCGCTGAATACATGAAATTCGGTTGCTCATTAAGCAGCCACCAGACATCATGATCAACTCTTTCCCGGCCATCAGCCGTGCGTTGATATACAGGCAATGGCATGGATGAAATCGCGCCGCCAATCAATGATATGCAGGCATAAACGGCACTGACCTGCATCGCTGATTGCTCAGTGACAGATACGCCGGCATTAGGCGATGAAAATAAGTCCAGTATATTGCCATAAACGCCGGGGTTTGAATTTTGAATGACTGGCGCTGAGTTTGAAGCGGGCAGATCAAAATCATAACGTCCTGGGCGCTGCTTTTTTGCAAATAGGGCTTTGATCATAAAAATATTATCTCCGAGACTGACTCTATTTCCGGTATCAGCATGGCCCGGCCTACGGCCATTATGAGCGCAACAGCCGGGTCTATCTTTTCGGTTGATTTGTTCTTTGCCGGTTTGATATTGCCGGCCGGGTCTTGGTCGGCTACCACGTTGCTCATTGCCCAGTTTAAAACCGGATCGTTTGGGTGATTTATCTCTTTTGCCAGGTAACGGCGTTCTAATTCTTTCATTGGCGCATTCATCGAGGCATAGCCCATGCCGAATGCAACCATCGGGGCATCTATTTCCATTAAATCGTTTACCAATTGGCTAGAGTTCCAGCGATCAAAAGCGATTTCTTTGACATTAAATCGTTCCATGAAGCTTTGAATATCGGCTTTAATCCAATTGTAATCGATGACATTGCCAGGTGTTAGCGTTAGCCATCCCTGTTCGTGCCATTGCCGGAATGGTACTGTGCTCTTGCGGATGTTGTTGTCTATCGCTTCTTCGGGTAAATAGTGCTTGCCGAAGGTTAGCCAGCGGCCATCCGGCATGATTGCCACGCCGCCAATACTGGCAATGTCAGAAACGCTGGCCAAGTCCAGACCGAGATAAACTTCTACCGGTTCCTGGATCTCGTCCTGATTGTATTCAGCCGCGCAGGCCCGCCACAATTCGATATTGCACCAGGCGGTTGCGCCGGTTACCCAGATGTTAAGATGTTTGGTAAAGAAATTTATTTTTGCCGTCGGCATCACGGCGGCTTGCCTTGCCTGTTCGCGCAAATATTCCAGGCTTACTGATACGCCAAGGTTCGGGTTAGCCTTTATCCATTTGCTTTCGTCCTGCCAGTTGTCACCGTCATCCAGGGTATAGATGCAACTGAAAAAACTATCATCATCGACTATGCCGGTCAGTACTTTGATGGCGTAATCACGGACTTCGTAGCAGATTCCGTTTTTGTTAAACCCGGCTGTGGTTATTGCCCATAGCAACGGCTGAGAACGTGCGCCTAGCGCCGATTTTAATACATCCCATACCTCGGCTGTCTTGTGGGCATGAAGTTCGTCTACAAGCGCAAAATGGGGGTTTAATCCATCCATGGTTTGGCCATCTGCGCTGAGCGGTTCAAATTTTCCAAAATTTGACGGGTTTATTATCCGGTGTTGCTGTACGTCCAGACGGCGGTGTAACGGTCTGGATTGTTTGACCATTCGGCTGGCTTCGTCAAACAGAATGCGCGATTGTTCACGTTTTGTTGCGGCGGCATAGACTTCCGGGCCGCCTTCGTCATCCTTGGTAAGACCGTAAAGTCCTATGCCGGATAGGACGGTGGTATTGTGTGTCGCGATCATTGAATGACCGACAAGGTATAAATGTGATTCTGAATCAACTTGAATACAGCGGACAGGAACCGATTTAACAGGTTCAACAGATATTATTTGCCTGTATTGTGTTCTGGTATTTTTAACCGGTTTTTGTTTTACCCGGTTTTTTTTTCTTGATAAATTAAAACAAGAGTTATCAGAATAAGACCAGAACTGGATTCGATATTTTAATCCGCAGTCTTTACCGTCTAACGTTGCATTATCAATATCAATACTAGGTTTATATCCAAGAGAGCATAAAAGCTCTTTTACTTGAACAGCTATTTGATATTTTACTGTTGTAAATTCACACTGACCGGCTTTTGAACAATAGCCATCAGTATCCATAAGCCCACGTAACAATTCAGTCCGTTGTTGTGTACTTGCACGCAAATAAATGCCGGGGATATGTTTATTATTAAGAACATTTATATTTTTTAATATTGTTTGAAGTGATTCGCCTCGACCGGCAGATGACCTTCCATTACTTCCTAATAAATAAAGTTTTGCCTTGGAATCGGGATGGCCACTTTTCCTTTCATCGACTGAAACGCCACGGATACGAATATTTTCAATTAATTCTCCATCATTAATTGAGCATGTTAACCTTGCTGAAGATGTATGACCATCTCCTAACCATGCTCCAAGTACATAAGGGTCTACAGGTAAATCTGTTTCTGGTAGTTCCAACGATTCCGATATGGGAATTTTATGATTCCATTCGACTTTATTTTTCAATGAACCAAATTGATTATTGACTATTAATGTTTTATAAATATATTCAGTTGTATGCAAATAATCTGTTTCAATAAATCTCTTTCCAGGTATACGACCGGTTCTTTTACTTTCTGTTTTCCAGATATGCTCTGCATCCGCGACTATTTTTGAACCATCACTAAATGTAACTTCAAAGCATTCATGATTTAGCATGACTTCCGTTGCAAATGTAACGTGACAAATTTTTCCTTTTTCGTCAAAAACTTGATCTCCAACAGATAACTCACCCATCAAAGCCCAGCCTGTAGGCGTTGGTATAGGTGTATCAACAGCTAATGCTTTCCCATTTTTCCTTCCTAGTTCCTGATAGACGGTTCTGAACCGGCGCTTGTCGGTTTCCTGATTCTTCCAGCCGAATACACAGGCAATAATCCAGGCTTGCCAGGGCTCCAGTTCCAATGTCTGCCCTGACCATTCGCCCTTGCTATGCTTTAAAAAACTGAACAGGGTTAGCGCCCTGCGGGCCGAGTCTTCACAAAAAAAAAGCCCTCTATCGGGGCCGTTTTTTAAATCCCTATCGTGGCGCTGGATGGCCAGCTTGGTGAGTTTTCCTGTGGTTATCTTGCCGGTTAATACATCGCGGCCATAGCTGGCTGCCTGTTCAAGCGGATCGATCATCAAAAGTTGTCGAACGCATCAAACAAATCGCCCTGGCCAGATTGCATACCGCGTTCAGCGGCTGGAGCAAGTCCGAATTCACCCACCAATGAGCGCCATTTACGCCAATCATCATTAAG